CCCCCGCCACGCCCGCGGCTCAGCCCGCACCGATCAAGTACCAAGGCGACCCGGACGAGTACGTCCGCGAGCTGCGAAGCGAGGCACGCACGCACCGCGAAGCCAAGGAAGCCGCCGAGGCCCGCGCCGCGGAGCGCGAGCAGGAACGCGACGCCGCCGCCGCCGAGCGGGACACGCTCAAGCGTGAGCGGGCCGTGCTCCTCGCCGCCCCCCGCCTCGGCGCCCACGCCGACCTGCTGCTCGACTCCTCGAGCTTCACCACGGCCCTCGCCGCTGTCGACCTGGCCGACCAGGCCGCCGTCGACAAGGCGATCACAGACGCGCTCGAGAGGAACTCGGCGTTCAAGGCAGGACCCACCCTTCCCGGAGCAAGCGGCCCCGGGCACCAGGGCGGTCGGCCGACCCCCACCACCACCCCTACCCTCGACGGCGCCGTGAAGGCGCACTTCGGGGGCTGACTCCACTGAGGAGATGAACCATGCCCGTTACTATCGCCGAGGGTAAGTCCAACGCGACTACCGACCTCGACGTGGCGGTCATCGACGAGTTCCGCAAGCTCGATGCGGTGCTCGACACGATGATCTTCGACGACGCCGTCAACCCCGCCGGCGGCGGCGCCACGCTCGACTACGGCTACCGCCGTCTCGCCACGCAGCGCAACGCGGCCTTCCGCGCGCTGAACACCGAGTACACCCCCGAGCACGTCACCACGGTGAAGGTCGGCGTGACGCTGGCCCCGCTCGGTGGCTCGTTCGAGGTGGACCGCGTCATCGCGAAGATCGGTCCGGCCGCGTCCGGCTCCGTCGCGCTGAACCTGTCCCAGGCCATCAAGGCCACCCGCACGAAGTTCCAGGACGCCGTCATCAATGGTGACACCGCCGTCGACGCGAATGGCTTCGACGGTCTCGACAAGGCCCTCACCGGCTCCACCACGGAGACCGGCGTCGGCGTCGTGACCGACTGGTCCGACTTCGACACCAACCCCCGCGCCGAGCACCGCGCTCTCGACAAGATCGACGAGTTCCTCGGCCTGCTCGACGGCGCTCCGACCGTCATCCTCGGCAACTCGTCGGCACTCGCTCGCGTTCGTGCCGCCGCTCGCCGCGCTGGCCAGTACACGAAGGACCCCGTCGAGGGGCTCATCGGCGCCAACGGCCGCCCGATCGAGCGCGAGACCTACGGCGGCGTCATCTTCGCAGACCCGGGCAACAAGCCCGGCACGAACAACCCGATCATCCCGATCCGTTCGGCGACGGTCGGCGGCTCCGCGCAGACCGGTCTCACCGACCTGTACGCGTACCGTGTCGGCCTCGACGGCTTCCACGGCGTGTCCATCGTCGGCGGTCAGCTCGTGCAGACCTGGATGCCGGACTTCTCGTCGGCCGGTGCCGTCAAGAAGGGTGAGGTCGAGCTCGGCCCGATCGCCGTCGCTCTCAAGGCCACCAAGGCAGCTGCCGTGCTGCGCAACGTGAAGGTGCGGTGATCCACATGGCGAAGAAGACCATCGAGACGCCCGTCGAGGGATTCGACGGCATCGTCGCGGGCGTGCGGTTCGTCGACGGCAAGGGATCCACGGACGACGAGGGCGCGATCGCGTACTTCGAGCGTCAGGGGTACAAGGTCAGCGGCCACGTCGATGACGACGCCGAGCGGGAGTTCCCCCTCGGCGACCCGTCCGACAAGTGGACGAAGACGCAGCTCCTCGCGTTCGCGAAGGCGAACGGCATCCAGATCGAAGCCGACGTGAAGACGAAGGACGACATCTGGGCGGCGATCAAGCCCGGCGGCACCCCCTACAAGGGCGTCACCACCCCGGAGGGTCAGGCGCTCGTCAACGACGCCACCGACCCGAAGGACGACGAGATCAAGGACCAGGAAGACCTCCCGGTCAAGTAACCGTCACCGCTCCCCGCACGGCGCGCACACGCTCCGCCGTGCGGGGAGCACCACGACACGTAGCTCAGCGGATAGAGCCACGGGACGCAGGTTCGAGTCCTGCCGTGTCGACCACCCAGAGGAGGCATCATGCGCATCATCCACCCCCAGCCCGTCGCCGGCCGCCAGACGCAGTTCGACGTCGAGTTCATCGACGGTGTCGCGACGGTCGAAGCGCTGCACCCCGAGCGGGAGCTCGCGCTCCGCCAGCACGGGTTCCGCTTCGAGGAGGACCCCGAGGTCGTCGCGCCCTATCACGGCGGTCTCGGCGAGCCGATCGTCGACCTGACCACCATGACGATCGCGCAGCTGCGCGAGATCGCCGATATGGACGGGATCGACCTCCCGTCGAAGGCGAAGCACGCGGAGATCGTCGAGATCCTGTCGCGCGTCCCGGCGAAGCCCATTCCGGGCAGCGTCGAGAGCGGTGACGGGTCGTATGTCTCGCCCGCTGTCGGCGAGTTCGCCACGGTCGAACTGCCCGACGGCACCATCCTCGGCGACGGGACCAGCATCGTCACCCTGAGCGCCACGGAGGACTGAGATGCCGCAGCGCGTGTTCGCCACCCCCTCGGACTACAGCGAGTACGCCGAGGAGGACTTCGCGGACGACACGCTGCTCACGAAGCGGCTGCGGTCCGCGTCCGTCGAGGTGGAGAAGCTGATCCGCGGCGCCGTGTACGACGTCGACGAAGACGGCTACCCCACCGACGCGGACACCGCCGAGGACCTCGCTGAGGCGACGTGCGCGATCGTCGAGCACTGGGCCGAGACCGACGACCCTCGCGGCATCGACGCGGTCCAGGGGGCCGTGAAGATCGGCTCCGTGTCCCTCGGCACGACGTCGTCCGGCTCGGACAACCTGACCGCTAGCGAGAAGCTCGCGCGCCGCATCGGCGACAAGGCCGTCGACATTCTCACGACCGCGGGCCTCATCGGCTCCTCGATCGCGCACACGTAGGAGGTCGCCGTGGCTCGACTGCGGAAGAAGCACCTCCCCCACCGTGTTGCCGTGCAGCCGTTCGACGGTGACGGCGCCGAGGGTGACATCTGGGGCGAGGAACGCTTGGACCGGCCCGCGTACGTCGAGCAGAAGACACGCCTCCGCGTCGACCGCCGGTCCACCTCCCCCACCTCCGGGCAGGAGATCACCTCGACTGTCTTCGTCGTGATGCTGCCCGAAGACGACACTGCACCGCGGTCCCGCGTGACCGTCTGGGAGGGCACGCCGCGCGAGCGGACCGCCGAGGTCATCGACTCCGCGTTCTTCGATTACCGCGGCGCCCCGTCCCACGTGGAGCTGTACCTCGAGTAGGGAGACCCCATGGCCGTCCGCGTGCAGGTGACGATGACGAACCGCCTCGGCGAGCTGACCGACGAGATCGCCGCGCGCCTCATCTCCGGGGAGAACAAGGCGGCCGAGCGCGGCCTCACTCTCTCCCGCCAGATGGTGCCTTTCGACACCGGGAACCTCTCCGGGTCCGGGACCGTCGAGCCCGCCGTCACCGCCGAAGAAGGCGCCGGCATCGTCTACGACACCCCGTACGCGGCCCGCCTCCACGAGCACCCCGAGTACGACTTCTCGAAGGACTCGAACCCGAACGCGCAGGGCAAGTGGCTCGAGAACGCCGTCGTGGAGAACAAGAAGGAGCTCGGCGACATCATCCGGAACGAGGTGCAGGGTGGCTGACGCCCCGGAGATGATCCTGAACCGCGCGCTCGCGCAGCTGCTCCACACCTCCGGCCTCGCCGTCCACCACGCCACTGGGACCATCCCCGAACGCGGCATCCGTCTCGACGGCGTCATGCCCACCAAGGTCGACGAGTTCACGCTCCTCACCCCGCTCCGCCCCGTCCCCGAGGGCCGCGCGGACATGGTCTGGCGCACGCAGATATACACCCGACGCAAGGGCGGCGTCGCCGTCGCGCGCGCCTGGGGTGCCGACCTGCGCGCCGTGCTCGACCAGAAGGAGTACGTCCCCAACGTGCTTGGCATCGGCTGGGCGTGGGAGTTCTCCGCCACCGACTTCGACCCCGACTCGCAGGGACGCGCGGCCGTCGCCGCGACCTACTACTTCCGCGGCCGCCGGCCGTAGGAACCCCGCCGGAAGCGCCGGCACACCACCCACGAAGGAGGCGGCCATGGCCGACACCACCCTCTACGACACGATGGCGCCCTCCGCGGGGTCCGTCGCGCTCGCGCACCAGCGCCTGATCCGCATGCGGCAGAACGGCGTGTTCCAAAACATCACGGGCGACATCAACAACCTCGCCCTCAACCCGACGAAGATCAGCGTCCCCCGCGAGGTGTACGGCCAGAAGGGCCGCACCCGCGAGGACATCATCGGCTACAACTACGCCCCCACCTTCGACGTCGAGGTCGTCCGCGACCCCGTCACGAAGCAGATCGTCGCCGCGCAGGCGTGGTTCAAGGACCTCGTGAGCGCCGCGTTCTCTGAGGGCGAGGCGAACAAGCGCGAGTTCCAGCTGTTCACCGACGCGCTCGACGAGGACATGCCCGTCGTGCAGGGCAAGTTCTCCGTCGCGTACGCCGAGGGGAACACGGGCTTCGCCGACAAGGGCATCGTCCGCATCACCCTCCAGTCCGACGGCATCGTCCCGCGCATCGCCTCTCCGATCGCGGGCAACGGGTCGCCGATCCTCGAGTCCGCCACCCCCGCCGGTCTCGCCCCCGGGGACCTGCTCAAGGTCCGCGGGTACAAGCTCGGCACGGTCGTCAGCGCGACGATCGACGGCCAGACGGTCACGAAGATCCTCAAGGTCGACGAGTACACCGTCGCCCTGCTGATCCCGGCGACCGTGTCCGGCTCCGCGCCGATCACCGTCACCAACGACGCTGGCGTGTCCAACACGCTGCCGTACACCGCGGCGTAAGTCAGGGAGGGCAGGGACTCCATGACTGTGCACGCCGAGAAGGTCGGCCGCGACCTTCACCTCACGTTCGACGGCATCGAACAGCCGTTCATCATCCACCCGCTTCCCGGTCGCGCCGGGGTGCAGATCACCGACACGTACCTCGCCGTCTCCGCCGGGCAGCAGAACCGCGCTCAGGAGATGACCGAGGCGCTGCAGATCGCCGCCGACGGTGGCCGTCAGAACGCCATCACCGGCCGGTGGGAGCCGCGTCCGGACGCCGAGCAGGTCAACTTCAACCGCATCGGTCTCGAACTGTCCCAGGACGAAGCCGAGTCGATCCTCATGCCCGCGTTCTTCTGGCAGACCGTGCTCGGCCCCGACGGCGTCAAGGCGTACATCGAAGGCGGTGAGGGTCTCGCTGGCACCCTAAAAGCCACGGGGGCGCTGTCCCGGCGTTTGGGTCTCTTGGCCCCGAGGACATCGCCCGCGGCATCCGCGACGGCCTGATCATCGGTGTCGGCCGACCCGACGCGAACGGGGTCTACCCCGAGCTGATCTACACCCCCGAGTGGCAGGCGCAGCGTGCCGCGTCCGCCGAGCGGCACACCCGCAAGGACGACGGCTCCGGCCTGACGACCTCCGAGTTCTGGGGGCTCGTCTGGCCGGAGCTGTTCGGCGAGGTCGAACTCGACCTCGCCACCGCGGGGCTCGTTCCCGACCTGGACCGCGCGCTAGACACCCGCCCCTGGCACACCGTCCGCGGAGCGATCTACCGCCTCCCCGACATCGACACGACCTGGGTCGGGAAGGCGGTTCGGCATGTTCGACGCGGGCGCACTGGTCTTCAAGATCCAGACGGCGGGGGCGCAGACCTTCCAGTCGGACATGGCGTCCGCGGACCAGGCGATCGAGAAGGTCGGCCGGACATCAGCTGAGGCCACCCCCAAGGTCGAGCGCACAGGCGACGCCGTCGACAAGACCGGGAAGAAAGCGAAGGACGCGAAGGCGCCCCTCGACGAGCAGGCGAAGTCCACGAAAGGCGTCGGCGACGAGTCCGAGACCGCCGCCAAGAAGCAACAGAAGCAGGCTCAGTCGACCGAGGAGCAGATCGCGGCAGCCCGAGAGCTGTCGAAGGTCCTCCTCGTCGCCGGCGCCGCAACCGCCGCGGTCGTGGCGCTGTCGGTGGCGAAGTACACCGAGTTCGACAAGGCCATGTCGCAGACGGGCGCCGCCACCATGGCCACCGCGAGCGAGCAGCGGGAGCTCGGCGAGGCCGCACTGAAGGCCGGCGCCGACACCGCCTACTCGGCGTCCGAAGCCGCGGCCGCGGAAGAAGAACTGGCGAAGGCTGGCCAGTCCGTCTCCGACATCGTCGGCGGCTCCCTCAACGGGGCGCTCGCCCTCGCCGCCGCGGGGCAGCTGCAGGTCGCCCGATCGGCCGAAATCATGGCGACGACGCTCACCCAGTTCCGCCTCCCCGCGTCCGAAGCGGCGCACGTCTCCGACGTCCTCGCCGCCGGGGCTGGCAAGGCGCAGGGGTCGGTCGACGACCTCGCCCTCGCGCTGAGCTACGTCGGCCCCCTCGCCGGGTCCGTGGGGCTCTCGCTCAACGAGACCGCCGGAACGATCGCGTACTTCGCAACGCAGGGCATCATCGGCGAGAAGGCCGGCACCTCCCTCCGCGGCGTGCTCGCCAGCCTCCAGGCGCCCTCCATGGCGGCGGAGAAGGAGCTCGCGAAGTACAACATCAGCGTCTTCGACGCGCAGGGCAACATGCTCTCCCTCGCGGGGATCGCTGACCAGCTGCAGAGCAAGCTCGGCGGCCTCACCGAGCAGGAGCGTCTCGCCGCGCTCGGCCGCATTTTCGGCAACGAGTCCCTCAACGCGGCGACGCTGCTCTACGAGGGCGGCGCCGACAAGATCACCGAGTGGACCGACGCGGTCAACGACTCCGGCTACGCCTCCGAGCAGGCCGCCATGCGGCAGGACAACCTCGCGGGCGACATCGAGAAGCTCGGCGGGGCGTTCGATACCGCCCTGATCCGCACCGGGTCCGGCGCGAACGACGTCCTCCGACAGATGGTGCAGATCGCGACGCAGCTGGTCGACAGCTACGGCGAGATGCCCGCGCCGGTGCAGGCTACTGCGCTCGGCCTCGGCGTGGCCGCCGCGGCAACGCTGCTCTTCGCGGGCGGCGCGGTGCAGGTGCGCGCCCGCCTGATCGAGTTGCAGGCCGAGTTCGCCAAGACGAACGCGAGCATGCGCACCACCGCCCTCGTCGGCGCTGGTGCCGCACTAGCGCTCACCGGCATCGTCACCGTCATCGCGCTCGTCATCGCCCGCCAGGCCGAGATGAACGCGGGCGCTGCCGAGTTCGCCGACAGCCTCGACGAGGTCACTGGCGCCGCGACCGAGAACACGCGCGCCATGATCGCGAAGAAGCTGGCCGACGCCGGCGTCTTCGAGCAGGCGAAGAAGGTCGGCCTCAGCCAGAAGGAGCTCACCGACGCCCTCTACGAGGGTGGAGCGGCCGCTGACGACGTCATCCAGCGGTTCAAGGACGCGAGCTTCGCCACCGGCGGCTTCGACATCGGGCTACAGGACGCGAGTCGCGCCGTCGACGACATGAACACGCAGCTCATCGATTCGAAGACCCGTCACGACGACCTCAAGGCCGCCACCGAAGGGTCGACGGCGGCGACAGGGGCGGGCACGGAGGTCACGGAATCCGCGGCATCCGCGTATCTCGAGGCGTCCGAGGGCGTCCGCTCACTGGAGGACGAACTCAGCAGCCTCATCGACACCATCAACGAGGCAAACGGCGTCGGCCAGGACGCGGTGAGCGCGAACATCGACTACCAGGACGCGCTCGCGAAGGTCGACGAGACCATCCAGAAGGCGCGCGAGGGCCAGGAAGGTTACTCGATCTCCCTGGACCAGGGCACTCAGGTCGGCCGCGACAACCTCGGCATGCTGAACGACCTTGCCGCCTCGTCGCAGAACGCCGCGGACAAGCAGTTCGCCCTCGATGGGAACACGCAGAGCTACCGGGCTTCGCTCGAGGCTGGCCGGCAGGCTCTCATCCAGCGGGCGCAGGACCTCGGTTACAACGCCGACGAAGCTGCGTCGCTCGCTGATCAGATCTACCGCATCCCCTCCGAGACGGACTGGGAGGTCATCGCGCAGACGTCCGGCGCGCGACGAGAGCTGGAGGGCTTCTTCACCTCCTACAACGGGCGTCGGATCAACGTGACCGTCGACGCCACCGGCGGGCAGACCTATCAGATCGCCGGGACGACGGTGAAGTACAACGCCGACGGCGGGAAGGTCGAGTTCTACGCGGACGGCGGCCGACGTGGCGAGAACCACGTCGCGCAGTTCGCTCGTGCCGGCACCTACCGGGTGTGGGCCGAGGACGAGACCGGCGGCGAGTGGTACCTGCCGAACTCTCCCGCCAAGCGCGACCGGTCCCTCGTCATCGCTCAGCAGATGCTCAACGAGTGGGGCTTCGAGATGGTGCCCAAGGGCGCTTCCTCGGGGCCCGCGGTGGGTACGTCGTCCGCTGCACCGTCGCTCGACGGCATGGTCCTCACGGGCACCCTCCAGATCGGCGGTGACGGTCTCGGCCGCATCATCGACGGACGCATCCACCAGGCACGTTCCGAATCCAGCCGCAACCTGTCGAGTGGGGAGTCCTCCCGGTGATCGCTACCCTCGTCGCTCGCACCGACTTCGCCCCCGTCCCGCGAGTCGAGTTCCGTCTCGACCCGCTCGACGTGGTCGATGGCGGAGCGTCCGCCGCGCCCGGGTCGAACGTGGTCAGCGGGGGTTCACCGGCCAGCACGGGCGATGAGGTGAACGGTGGTGCGGCGTCCCTCGTGGCCGTCGATGTGCCCACCGGCACAGAGACGGTGACGCTCTGGCGGCTCGACGGCGACCGAGACCGGAAGATCCAGGGGGCGGTCAACCGCCCCCTCGGGTCGACCGTCTCGATCCTCGACTACGCCGCCCCGCCGAACGCGTCCTGCTCGTATGAGATCGAGTTCGAGAACGCGGCCGGCCCCATCGGTCGTGCCGCGGTCGGGACCACGTTCCTCCCCTGGGATGCCCCCTCGGAGTACGTGCTCATCCAGAACCCGCTCAACCCGAACCTTAACGCGCTCGTGAAGAACATGTCGGGCTCGTGGCCGTCCATCCAGCGCACCGTCCCGGGCGTCGACATCGTCACCGAGGGTGAGGACCTGCCGATCTTCGTCGGTGCCGGTCCTCTCAGTGGCATCCAGGACCTCGCGGTCGACTTCCTCGCCGAGACGCGCGAGACCGCCGGGAAGGTCTGGGCGACGCTCGGAACCCGCCAGAACCCGCAGATCAAGGTGTGGCTGATCCGGTCGCCCAACCCGGGTGTGCTGCCCGCGGTCTTCTACGGACGGGTGTCCGCGCCGCAGGAGATCGACGAGACCGTCAGCGAGGCGACCGCGACCCGAGTGTCTCGGTTCCGGGCGACGCTCACCGAGACGCGTCAGCCCGCTCCCGCGCTGCTCGCCCCGTCCTTGCGCTACTCCGACCTCGCCGCGGCGCTCGGCGGCAGCTACACCAGCATCGCTCGCGCGCTGCCCCGGTACAGCCAGTGGGCGTCCGCGTGGGAATACTCCGGCGCCGCCGGGTGAGGAGGCTCCCGTGAGGCAGGTGTCCGACCGCACAGCGCAGGCCCTCGCCGACGGCGGGTACGACGTGCAGTGGGTCTTCGACCTCATGTACGACGGCGACCGGCGCCTCGCGAACGTCGAGGTCGAGCGGGCGCCGGCGCTGACATGGGACGGCACGCGGTTCGTCGTCGGCACCGGCACGTCGCGCGTTGTCTGGACCGACGACCACGCGAGGTCACTCATACCCCGCGAGATCGGCGACTGGTTCTCCCCCTTCGGCGCGGAGATGCAGGTCGACTGCCTGATCGGTGGGGGCGTTTTCACCGAGCGAGTCCCGACGGGCCGGTTTGTCATCACCGACGTCCCGGACGCCGTCGAGGCGCGCATGCTCTGGGAGGGACGCCTCATTCACCCCGGGGAGGCTTTCACCGTCGAGCTCAAGGACCCGCTGGTGCGGGTGCAACGCGACGACTTCGCCTTCCCCACTGCCCCGGCGACAGCATCGACGTGGAACGAAGTGCAGGCCATCACCGGCCTCCCGGTGATCCGCAACGTCCCGGACGCGGCCGTTCCCACGGTCACCTACGAGGGGTCGCGGGAAGAAGCCGTGAAGACCCTCTTCGACCGGATCGACGCATGGCCTCACATGGACTCGACCGGAGCGCTCACGGCCCGACCGAAGTCATGGCCGAACCCGGTCGGGGTGCTCCGCAACGTCGTCGCGGCGCCATCGTCAATGACGTCGACGTACACGTACAACCGGGTCGTCGTCGTCGGGAAGTCGCCCACCGGCGACGCCCTCTACGGCGTCCGGGAGGTCACAAGCGGGTTTCTCCGCGTCCGCAACGAGAACGGCTCGCAGTCGCCCTATGGGGGTGCCACCTACCGGTACGCCTCGGACATGCTCACCACCCAGGAGCAGGTCGACGCGTACGCCGCGGAGCTGCTCCCCCGGGTGGCGCGCATCCGGTCCGTGACCCGGCAGGTGACCGTTGCATTCAATCCCCTCATCGAGGTCGGCGACGTTCAGACCTTCGCTGACGCTGCTCGCTTCGGCGGCGACCCCGTCCGCGTCCAGCGCGTTATCCCCGGAGACGGGGTGACGTCACTCACGGTGGAGGTGCCCGATGCTGGATGACGCCGCCGTACTCCGCCTCCTCGGCAAGAAGAGCCGCGTCACCACGTACGTGGGCCGGTACGTCGGCAACGAAGGAATGACCGCGCTCGTCGACCTCGGCGCCGAACGCATCCACGTCCCCTTCCTCACGAGCATCGTCCCCGAGACGAACGAGGCCGTGCACGTCTGGTCAATCGACGGGTCACTCTTCCTGGTCGGTACGACGGCACCGAAGCCCGGCATGGGCGTCGTCGTCACCGCCGTCGGTGAAGACCAGGTCCGAGTCGCCACCGACTTCGGTGACTTCGTCATGCCGTACGGTCCACCGACAGAGCCCCCGGCATCCGGCGACACCGTCGCAGTGATCTGGCCGGGCCCGTCCTGCGTGAAGCTCTCCACCTCCCCCGACCCCGTCCTCCCCCCGCCCCCGCCGGACGGTGGCGGCGGCTCCGCACCTCAGGTCCACACGCAGGTGTTCCGCGCCGTCGACGCCGGGTCCACAGACCGCGGTTCCACCCGCTGGTGGACAGACCGCCCGTACGCGTCGAACTCCACCTTCGGCGCGTGGTTCTACGGCAGCCAGATCAAGGACACGATCCCCGCCGGAGCCGAGTTCATCAGCCTCGAGATCTACATCGCCTACCAGCAGCGACAGGGCGACGCTCCTCGCTTCGCTCTCCACGACCAGCGCGGGAAAGCCGGCGTGCCCGGCTTCTGGGGCTACACCGAGTGGGCTCCGGCCGGCGGCGACTTCCGCACGCCGCCGGACCCGTCGGGCTGGTTTCACGCGCTGAAGGCGGGCGGCGACCGCTGGGGCGTCGGCCTGAACCAGGGCGGCTACAACATCTTTCGTTCGCTCGCGCAGGACGGCCAGTCCGGCGCGCTGAAGATCACATGGAGGTCCTGACATGGGCTGGGTCGAAAACGCCGACGGCACTGTCACCATCACCGACGACGCGGCCAGTGGCGGCGGCCCGGCGGAGGACATGCAGAAGATCCACGACGTCGCCGTGCGCCTCGGGGGTCTCCTCAAGGGCACGCGCCAGGCGCGGGAGAACCTCACCGCCTCGCAGGCCCGGAACGGCTGGGTGTTCGTCGAGACCGATACCGGCTGCGTGTACGAGCGCATCAGTGGGGAGTGGCGCCTCATCGCGGGCGGGAACCGTCTCACCACTTTCCGCAGCAACGTAGCGCTCCCCGGGGTCGTGACTCCCCTGATTCGCACGGGCTTGGCGTCCGGGCGCACAGAGCCTGGCGGGCAGCTGATCCACAACTTCGCGGAGTCATTTCCGTCAGCGTGCATCGGCGTCGTGCTGATGGTCGACAACCAGTCGAACTTCGCACCAACAGCGGGCGCGTATCCGTACCTCATCGCCACCACCGTCACCCGGCAGGGCTTCCAGTCGTTCTGGCCAGACCGGGCCAACACCGAAGTGGCGACCGCCTTCATCGCCTACGGCTACTGAACGGAGAGCACCGTGACCACCGACAGCATTCCCGGCCGCGACCAGATCGTCGAGATTCTCAAGGCCGACGGAGCCCCGCCGCACATCGTGCTCGACATCGGCGGCAGCGCCGACCTGAACGGTGACGGCCTCGTCCGCGCGTCGCTCGACGAACACGGCGAGCTACAGATCGAGGACGTGTGACATGGGCTACTCCTTCCCTGGCCAGCGCGTCGACCTCGGCGGCGGCCGCGGCTGGCTCGACCGCCAGCACGCCGAGTCCATCTTCCGCATCGACCGCGAGATCGGGCATCCCCTGCAGATCACCGAGGCTGGGCGCACCTGGGATGAGCAGAACGCTCACTTCCAGACGTACCTCCGCGCCGGTTACCCGATCGCCCTGAGCCCCGACACGCCCAGCGTGCACCAGGAGGGCGGCGCGATCGACTCCAACGAGGCGCAGCAGATGCAGGCCCGCATGGAAGACCACGGGTGGCGGCGCACCGTCTATCGCTGGGTCAACGGCGTCTGGACCCTCGTCGAGCGCTGGCACTACGAGCGCTACGCGCACCTCGACAACCACCGCAACGACCCGGCGCCCGCCGGCGGAAACGTCACACCCATCTCCGAGGAGGACGACATGTACGACGACAAGGCCAAGCAGGACGCGAAGGACCGCCACGCGGAACTCATGACGGCGCTCGAGAAGGTGCACCGCGCCGCAGCGCCGTACAAGGTCATCTCGTGGGGCACCGGCCTGATCGCCGTCAACCCGCGAAACGGGAAGTTCTGGATCCTGCCCGCCGGATACTCCGAGTTGCTGCAGGGGCTCGGCTACACGGGCGGCGGTGCCTTCCGCGCCGACGACGCGCAGCTCGGATTCGCTACGGGCTTCCTGCCCGCCACCATCGGCGACACCGGCGATGTCGGCGGCGACGGCTTCACCGAGGCCGACCTCGACGCCATCAAGACGGCGATCGCGCAGGCACAGGTGGCGGTCACTCCCGAGCAGCTGCAGACTCTCCTCGACACGGTCGGTGCCGCGGCGCGCGACGGCGGCGAGGACGGCGCCAAGGAGGCGCTGCGCGACCTTACGTTCGTCGTCACGGCGTCATGATGGTCATCCCGACCGCCTGGCGCTACAAGCTCGCGCACATCTACCTCGCCGAGATCATCACCGTGATCCTCGGGGCGGGTGCAGGCGTGTTCGGCGCGACCATCGTCGCCACGCCTGAGGCGTACCGGCGGGTGCCGTCGTTCGCGCAGGCGTTCGCGCTCGTCCCGCCGCCGTGGTGGGGGCTGAGTATGGTCGTGCTGTCCGTGCTGATGGTGGCGCTGCTCGTGCACTCACGCGCGGCGGCCGCCGTCCCCACGTTCCTGCTCGGCATCGTGTGGGTGCTGTGGGTGCTGCCGATCGCGTTCTCGCCGAACTTCGCCCCGTCCGCGCCGATCGTGTACACGGTGCTCGCGCTGCTCACCCTCGTCGCCGGGATGGCGTGCCTGGTGCAACGAGGGGAGATCGATGGTGGACGAGCCTAAGCCGGTACGCCTCACCTCGCCCGACAACGCGTGGGCAGCCGGGGCGATGGTCATCTCCACCGGTATCCCCGTGCTGTCCGTCGCCGAGATTTACCAGCCGCTCGCGCTCGAGGCGTGGAGCACGATCCTGGCGGACGCGTGGCAGTGGGTGCTCCTGCTGGCCGCCATCGTCGCTCTGGCCACGCTTCCGCTGATGAAGCGCGCCGAGGGGCACGGGCACCGTATGCGCGCTGTGCAGCGCATCGAGGCTGTCGTCACGGGCGTCGTGTCGCTGTGCTACCTGCTGCTGTGGGGTGCGCTCGTGCACGAGTACGGATTTGGCGCGAACCCGCTTACGCAGCTCATGGTCGGCGGGCTCGGGGTCACGGCCGCTGTGCGCGTGGCTCAGATCGTCCGCGGGCTCGCGCGATACCGGCGAGCTCTCCGGGCTGGACGCACCACCCACGTGGAGGCGATCGCCCAGTCGAAGGAGACCTGATGACGGTGGACGCGTGGGTAGCAATCGCGACGGTGGCGGCCGTAGTGGTCACCGCCGTCGCAGGACTCACGAAGGCCATCGCCGATCTCGTCGCCGCTTGGCGCCGTCCCGACAAGACCCCGGCCCCTGAGGTCGGCATCCCCGCCGTCGCCGAGCAACCCGACGACGACATCGACTACCGCGCGTACGCCGACATGAAGGACCAGCTCAAGAAGGCCGAGACGCGCGCGGAGAAGGCCGAGGGCGAGCGCGACTACTGGATGCGCCGCTCCCTCGGAATCGACGAAGACACCCACCCCACCTGACCCCGGCACCGTGTCGGGGTCTTCGTCTTGAAAGGACACCCCGCATGAACACTCCCGAGATCTGGTTCAAGGGCCAGCGCGTCCTCCGCACGATCGTGCAGGCGCTCGTCATCCTCGTTCCCGTCGTGAACGGTGTCGGCCTCGCCGGCGCCGCGTACCTGCGCGAGCAGACCGACGTCGTCATCCCCGCATCCGTCTTCCTCGTGCTGAACGCGATCGTCGCCGCCACCGCCCTGCTCATGGGTCTGTCGGCGCGCATCATGGCCGTCCCCGGCGTGAATGACATCCTCACCCGCGTCGGCCTCGGTTCGGTGCCGAAGTCGCGCGTCGAGGACGGCGCCGCACTGCCCGACCCGAAGGTCTCGACTCGCGCCGAATACCAGGACGCGCTCGACGACCGCGACGACAGCGCCCAGTGACCCATGACGGGCAGGGCGGGCGAGCGCACGACGCCGCTCATGCGCCAGATGCATGTGTTCTTCGTCCTCGCGGACCTCGACCTCGCCCTGCTCGTCGTCCTCATCCACTGCCTCGTCTGGCGGTCCTCCTGATCGCCGCCGCCGGCGCCTTCACCATCTACTTCTCACCCCGCCGCGGGCGCACCCGCACTGTCCGAACGGAGTAGCCGCACATGGCTCTTGCTCAGATCATCCTCCGGCGCGGCACGGCCGCCGAGTGGGCCACCTCCAACCCGGTTCTCGCGGCAGGTGAGTTCGGCTACGACACCACCTCGAAGCGGGCGAAGGTCGGCGACGGACAGAACGCGTGGTCGGCGTTGCTCTGGGTGACGATGTCGAACGCCGACGTCGCGCGCCTCGAGGATGCGGCGAAGCAGGTCGCCGAGGGCTCCGCGACGACGGACGCAATCACGGCCGGTCTGCTCAACAACACGCAGTCCGCCACGTACATCAAGACGGCCGCGCTGATCGACCAGCTCGGAGGCGGCTCGGTTCCGACTCCGGTGCTCGCGATCCTGCAGGTCGGTGACTCGCTCACCGAGAACTGGGGATCGAACAGCAACAACGTCGAGCTCAAGAACGCTTTTGGAGCGGCGAACGTCTTGTCCATCGGTAAGGGCGGTCAGACGTCCCCGCAGATCTCCGCGCGCCAGGGCGGCGTGCCTGCCATGCTCACTGTCGCGGGCGGCAAGATCCCCGCGTCGGGCGCCGTCGGCGTCACCCCTGACGCGAACCTCTTCTACATGAACGCCACGACCGGCACATGGTCGCAGGACGGCACGCTGGCCGGCGTTCCCGGCACCCTGCTCCTCACCAAGACCAGCGGTGGCGTCTACACCTACACCTTCACCCGGACCACGGCGGGCGCCGAGGTGGCGACCCCCGCGCCGACGCCGTTCCGCACCGGTTTCGACTGGCGCGAGCGGCGAATGACCATCTGCATGGGGCGGAACGACTTCAAGACGTCCACCCCGCAGCAGATCGTCGACCGCATCCGCGCGGTCATCGAATGGAACCGCAGCGACCCGTCGCAGCACATCGTTCTCTCTATCCCGCCGTCGAACGCCGAGACGCCAGGGTCAGCGGACCGGACGCTGCTCGACGCCGCGAACGCCGCGATCAAGGCCGCGTTCCCGCGTCAGTGGGTGGACTGGGCCGGCTATCTCACCTCGACGCTGACCCTGCAGCAGGCGGGCATCACCCCGACGTCGCAGGACACCACGGACATCGGAAATGGCATCGTGCCGACGTCGTTCCGCGGTGATGCGCTGCACTACAACGCGATCGCGTACGACGTGATCAACGCGCTCGTGCTCGCCGAGTTCGCCGCGCGGGGTGTGGGCACGTACAGCGGCGGCGGCGGGACGGGGACTCCGCCCAGTTTCACGACCACCTCACCGCTGCCCAGCATGACCGTCGGGCAGCAGGTGAATCAGCCCATCGCGGTAGACGGAACAGGACCGATTACGGTCAGCGTGGTGTCCGGGATGCCCAACGGGCTGGGCTACTCCTCAGGCGCGATCACAGGCACGCCCACCGCTGCCGGGAACCCGACGATCGTGCTGCGTGCGTCCAACGCCTACGGCACGGTCGACAAGAGCTTCACCGTCACGATCGCTGCCTCGACGCCGGCGCTCCACGGGTACGGGCTCACCGATGCCACGCACCGGTACGCGGGCGTGCGGCTGCCCGCCGTCGGCGCGGCCGCGACGCCGTGGCCGGACTCGATCGGCTCGCTTGAGCTGGCGCACAGCGGCACGACGATGAAGGTCGGGTCGGGACCTGGGGGCGTGGATAAGTCGTTCGACACCCCGAAGGCGACGACCGCGTCGAACACGCAGCGTGTGTTCAACACGACCGGCGACAACACGGTGCGCACCATCGCTGTCGTGGTGAACAACCGCACTCCCGCGGCCGTCGCGCACACCATCGTCAGCATCGGTGCCGGGTTCCTCTCCCTCACTCGAGGAGCGACCGGCGCCTTCGCTGCCGCGGCGACCGGCATCTCGTCCGTCCCGCAGCAGACGGTCGACGCCGGGTGGCGGGTCGCGTTCGCCTGGTACAACCCCACCACCGGGGAGCTCGGACTCGACGCCACCGGAACCGCCGCGACGGCCACCGGCACGCGCGGAACCGCGACGTCGACGACCCTCGCAGTCGGTGGCGGCGCAACCGCGTCGATCGACATCGGCGTGGCCGAGGTGCTCCTGTGGGATCGCGTGCTGAGTGAGAGCGAGCGTGCCACCGTGCGCGCCGCGCTCGCCCAGCACTACCCGGCCATCATCGCGTAATCGCACGACAACGCCCCGGCGTCCCCTCATATCGAGGTGGACGCCGGGGCGTTCTGTCGTTCGTGGGGTCAGCTGGCGATGAGGTGCTCGCGGATGATCTGGCCGTAGCGGACCTGAGCCTCGCGGTTCAGGTGGATGCCGTCTTCTGAGATGCCGTCGACGAAGCCACCGTCGGGGGAGCGGAGGAAGGAGAGCCCGTCGAAGAACTCCCAGCCGCGGTCCTGCGCGAGCTGCTGCAGCGACGCGTTGTGCTCTTCGCTGGTGGGGTCGGTTTCGGCGTCGCGGGGCGGCACGGCGAGCAGCACGATTCGGTCGGCGGGTGCCTTCGCGACGATCCGGTCGATGTTCCCGGCGGTGACGTCGAAGGGCACGCCCTGGCCGAGGTCGTTGGTGCCCGTCATGATGAGGGTGATGTCGGCGCGCTCAAGCTGCGCGAGGTTGTCGGCCTGGGTGCCGGAGGTGGTGCCACCGTCGGCCCAGCCGCCGCGGAACGTGTACCCGTCGCCGACGAGCTGGGACACCCACGATGCGTCACCGATGCGGCCGCCTGCGAAGTCGTCGGAGTTGACCTCGGTGTTGGAGTCACCGACGACCGAGATGGACCGGGACGCTTCCTGCGACGGGACGGGGGCGGTGAAGGAGGGGTAGGGTGTCACCGGCGCTCCGGCCGAGGCGGGCGACGGCATGTTCGTCACCAGGTACACCCCGCACCCGAGGATGAATAGGGCGCTCGCGATGAATCCCCAGATCGGCAACCCGCCGTACTCTCGCCGCAGCCCGTGCCCGTGATGTGTCCCCATAGAACGTGATCCTAATCGACCGGGGGCGGGTCATTTCATCGCGCAAGGAATCGTGCACAGGAAGGCGTTCTGCACCTCGTTCACCCACGTAGCGACAGTGGCGGGGTCGTACAGTCCGCGCTCGTCGGGAAGAGGGCCGACGCCGCAGTCATTCCAGGCGGTCAACGTCGAGCGGCGGATGCCGATCCTGCGGGCGACTGCGCGGGCGGTGAGACGTTCGCTGGTCATCATGATGACGACGCTACGAGGTGTCGAATCCACGCCACCGCTATCCGGGGCGGACTTCACCCGGAACCTCACCCCGCGGGTCTCGGCGGCACGTACGCGGGTCCGAAGCCGGTCGTCCCGTGCGCGGGCGCAGAGCGCTTCTCTCGACCCACGGGCGCCCATTCCGCGGCGCCCGGGATGCTCTCAATGATCGCGGCCACCAGCACCGCGCTGTGCTCATCGTCGTAGTAGCCCGCCCATCGGCCCACCTCAATCGCGAGCACGTCACCCCGGTCACCGGCCACATCGAGTAGCTCCGCGATGACGGGGCCCGGGTCGTGGGTGTACCGGTTGCGGGAGCAGATCGCCGAAAGGTGAATGCCGAGCGCGACGTCGGGGTGCAGCGGGCGGGACATGCCGCGAGGCTACGCGGGGCCACCGACGTCGAGGGAAGACCTCCCGCGAAGAGGATGCTCACGCCCTCCCCCGCTCGCCGCGTATGGTGGCCCCTGTGAAGAAGGTTCTTGCCATGACGACACTGGCGACAGTCCTCGTTCTCAGCGCGTGCGCGTCGCCCACCACGACTGCCGAGGCACCTTCTCCCACGGCCGAGGCAACTGCAAGGGCAACTACGTCGCCGTCGCCGACTAGGTCCCCCACACCTCCCGCTGATCGAACTGTCGGGTGGGAATGCTCCTTCGAGCAGAAGGCGGTCAACAACATCGGACCGTCAACCTGGACGGAAGTCACGTACCGCAACCTCGCGGAGCGGTGGACCGCGCAAGACCCGAGCTTCTGCGAAGTCGTCGTCATCACGCCTGGTCCTTACTCGACGGCCGAGCGCAACGCCGTTGCGGCCGCGGGCTACGACTCCATCTCGAAGGTCGAGTACCTCTGGGATATCTGCGGCGCGACCGACCGTCACTACCAAACGACCGGCCCCATCAACGATGCCCAGCGGACCGAGAGCAACGCCGCCTTGCTGCTCTGCCCGGAGCACCCGGCCGCCGCGACGATGGCGAACGGCTCCGTCGAGCAGCAGGAACGCGATGCTGGCCTTCGCTTCGGCGCGGGCGTGCGGGAGGTCGGCACTCAGCTGCAGCCGGGCACCTATCGTGCTACCGGCGACATCGAGAACTGCTACTGGGAACGACTGGACGCCGCTGGCGGAACAATCGACAACGACTTCGTACTCGCTGCGACACAGGTCGAGGTGACGGTGGAGGCATCCGACTTTTCGCTCAGCACCCGCGGGTGTGGGGAGTTCGTCAAGGTCGGCTGACGAGATCTCGGAGGCACATCCTAATCTCGTCGGGTGATTCCTTCTGACACCATGCTCGCGTTCGAGGAGCAGTGGCCGCGATGGTCCAGTGTGAAGGACGAGGCGATCCGAGACCGTTTCGGCGTCCTGCCCGCCCGGTACTTCCAGCTCCTGAATCGCCTCATCGACACCGAGGAAGCCCTCGCCACAAATCCCTTGCTCGTGCACCGGCTGCGTCGTCGTTCGCGACAACGCGACTGGGCAGCACCGTCAGCGTCGCGCGAGCTGAAAGCGATGGGTTTTCGATGAGTTGGGGCCAGATCGTCGGCCCGTAGGACCGGAGATCTGCGGAATTACGTGCCGGCTACAGGACTTGAACCTGCAACCCCCGTTTGGACGGCAACGCCTACTGCGGTTTACTTTTTATTACCGCTGACCGGGGATTCATGCCCCTTTAAGTTACTTTCGTTTACCTCGATTTGCTCGCGTTTACCACCGAAAGCGATGGGTAAGCGATGGGTCAAGAGGCGAACAGTTCAAGGATAGCGCGCACGTCGGGACCCTCGTGCAGTCGCCTGATGTAGTGCCGCTTCGTGATCTTTGGCGACTCGTGACCGAGCTGCCCGGCGGCCGTCTCGTCGTCGGCCTCGGTCGCGACGAGAGTCGCCACCGCCTTGCGAAACGTCTTCGGCGTCACCCAGTCCTCGTAACCATACGCCGCACGGAACTTACGCCACTGGGTGCGGAAGTTGTTCGGGCTGCGCAGCGTGCCCGTGACGGAGGGGAAGACGAACTCGCTCTCGCGTGTGCGCTCGGTGAGCGCGCCGACAAGAAACGGCGGGAGGATCAGACGGCGGTGCGACATCTCCGTCTTCGCGTAGCTCTGGCGATAGAGGCCCCTTCCGGATATCTCCTTCACCGTGCCGGTGACCTCGATATACGGAATGTCGACGAGGTGCACGTCCTCGGCCCAGCGGAGCGCGAACACCTCGCCAGTGCGGATGCCGGTGCCCAGGATCATGTCGACGGGGTCCGCAACGTCGGTGCGGCGCAGCACTCCCCCGTTCGTCAGGCGCGCATCCCACTCGGCGAGCTGCGCGCGAGCGCGCACGACCTCGGCGACGTCGAGGGTGCGCGGCTCCGCGGCCTTTCGCGGGATCGCGACGGCATCACGGACGGGGTTCAGCGAGAGCGCGCCCTTTCGCACGGCAAGCCCGCAGATGCCGCAAAGCACCACGCGACACAGGCGGGCAGTCTCAGGCCCACTGTTCACCATGAGCGCTTCGAGGAAGCGGTCGACGGCGGGCACGGTGACCTCGCGCATCTGCAGGCCGCCCATGCCACGGATGATGTGCTTCAGGTTGCGCTTGTAGAGGTCCTTCGTGCCGTCGCTGACGTCGCGGCGCTCGAGCTCCTTCGTCCACTCCTCGGCGACGCGACTGAGGCGCGTCTCGGGGGTGAGGTCTTCGGCGGGGAGGCGCGCGCGGTCGCGCAGCGCCTCTTTCAGCGCGTTCTCGGCCTTCTGGCCCGACGCCCCTCCGCGTTCGACGAGACGCGTCACGCCGTCGTAGTCGCGGAACCGCGCACGCGCGACCCATTGCCCGGGTCCGAGCTGCACGCGGTTGATGCTCCCCCACGTGCCGACGGGCATCGGCGGGCGGGCCATCTCAGGCAACCTCGATGCGGTGCGTCCAGGATCCGGCGCCCATCTTCGGCTGCACGTAGACGAAATCGCCGAGGCGCATGAGCACGGCTTGGAAAGCTTGGAGGGTTGTGCGCATGACGCCGAGCTCGAGCGCCATGGCGCCGACGTGACCGTCGCGAAGCTCTTCGACGTGGCGGTAGTCATCGAGGGTGATGAGACGCAGCGCGCCCCATTCTTCGGCGGCGCGTTCCTGCTTCGCGTGGACCGGCCCGAAGTGCGTGGGTGTGTGGGCGAGCGCGTGGTGGCCGAGCTCGTGCGCGAGGACGCAGCGGTGGAGGCGTGCGTGCATGCCGGGGCGGAGGCGGGTGAGCTTGCGGTCGGTCCAGGACTGGCCGTCGCGGCCGTCGGGGAGCCGTCCGTGCTCGATGCGGATACCGCCCTGGCGGGCGAGGTCCTCGAGGTACTCGTCGATGGGGGTCATTGCTCGTCGGTGGGCTCCGGGTCGGCGGGGCGGGCTACGGCGTCCAGGTCATCTTCGGTGGGGGCTCCGACATCGGCGCCGAAGCGGCCGCGGATCACGTTGTCCGGGGCGTTGAGTTCGTGCGTGATGGCGCGCATCGCGCCGTCGACCGCGCGGGGCCGGCGATCCGCTGGCACGGCCTCGATCAGCGTGCCGAGGATTCCGAGCCAGATGTCTGTCTGCTCGTCGAAGGAGACGGGCTCGATGTCGATGCCGAGAACTTGATAGATCCGCTGCAGCACCTTCGCCTGCGGGGTGGTGTTGCCGTTCTCGATGTCGCTGAGCGTCTGGCGGGAGACGTTTGCGTTCTCGGCGAGCTCTTCCTGCTTCATGCCCTGCTCAAGTCGTAGCGACTTGACGCGACGCGCCAACGTTGCGCGAATCTCGGCTGTCAGTTTCGCAGGTGAGTTTCTTGACATGGCCCTGAACGTACCATGCCCAGAAATCAAGGCACAAGCACTTCGTTTCTTGACATGGGGTCCAGTCTTGTCCCCCAAATGGGTTGCTTTTGTGTCCAGAAGTTGTCTACAGTCCTGGACATGACCCAGCAACGAACGGCCGGAGAAGCCCTCCGAACACTCCGAGGGATAGCCGGTCTCACTCTCGACAGGGCTGCCGAGATCGCCGATACCGCTCCGGCGTACCTGTCCAAGGTCGAGAACGGTCGACTCGTTCCCACCGTCGGCTACGTCGCGAACGTGACTGCAGCTATCGCGGGGCACATGAAGGAGACCGGCTCTCTGACGAACAAGGTCGCGTCGTGACTTCGTCGGGCGAGGTCCTCACGATCCAGCAGGTCGCAGAGGTCACCGGTCTCGCAGTCCAGACGCATTACAACATGCGCTCCAAGGGCGAGGGGCCGCGCATGTGGCTGCTCCGTGGGCGTGTGCGCTGCTACCGCAGCGACCTCGACGCCTGGATGCGGGAGCAGTCCGGCGCCGACAACGTGGCCCCGCTCAAGCGGACCGCCTGACCAACCACAGATGAAACGCCCCCGGCGGCAACCAGGGGCGAATCGAAAGAGAGGAGGGCACTACAGATGCCCACCACCGCCACCGTAGCACCGCCCCGCGCGTACACAGGAGACGAAATCGCGACTGGCCTGCGCATCGTCGCCGACCTCATCGAGACCCACCCGTGGATCGCCGCGCACGTGCGCTTCCCGAACGCGCCGCAGGTCATCAACCTTGGCCTGACGGAGCGCGCCGACATTGACGCCCTCGCCACCCTGTTCGGCGAGAGCGTCCGCGTCATCGGCCACGGCGACCGCTCGATGATCAGCACGACATGCACCTTCGCTGGCGTCACGTTGAGCGCGTACGCCGTCGTCGAGAGCACCCGCCTGCTGCACCGCGACCCGGACGCGACCACCGAACTCGCGGAGCGCGACGCGTGAACGTGTACGGCCGTCTCGTGACCGGCTTCTTCGCGACCGGGCTCGTCTTCCTCGCCCTCGCGCTCATCCGCGGCCGTCTCGACGGCGCCGCCGTCATCGCCGCGACCCTCATTCTCCTCGCCCTGTTCACGACCGTCTGGACGTGGACCCGCCGGAAGCAGAACCACCTCGTGACCACCATCGCCCCCGTCCACTACCCCACCGTTCCCAGCCCCCTCCCCCACGACCACCAGATCCTCGACGACCACTGGCGCGCGATGCAGGACATCGAGGACAGCATCGTCGACGCGATCGGCGACCGCTACGGCACGAAATCCGCGCGCCAGGCAATCCGGAAGGCGTTCAAGCTCACGGTCCCGTGGGTGCTGAACACGCAGCAGACCCTCGACGACCTCACCGACGGGCAGCTGCTCGCCGAGCTCCGCAAGGAAGAGAAGTCGATCTTCTGGCCCCTCATGTGCGCGGACCCGAAGTTCCCCACGCAGTGCCCGCGCTGCGAGGCGCTCGTCGTCGTCGACCGCGAGGGCCTCTGCTCGGAGTGCGCCTACGAATTCGAGGAAGAGCGATGACCCCGTTCGTCCGCATCGACGTCACCCCCGACACCCCCGCCTGGGAGCTCGAGCGCCGCGGCTCTGTCGGCGCGTCCGAGGTCGCCGCCGTCATGGGCCTCTCCTCGTACTGCAACACCGCACTCGACGTGTACAAGCACAAGCAGGGCGTCGACCGTGACTTCGACCCGCTGCTCGCCTGGATCGGCCACCAGTCCGAGCCGATCATCGAAGCCTGGGTGCACCAGTTCGCCGGTCTCGACGTGACCCTCGCGCCGGGCTTCATGGCCCGCTCCGCCGCCCACCCGTTCTTGCACGCCTCGTTCGACCGCGTCTCGTTCGACCCGTTCGTCACGTGGCAGTTCAAGACCGCCCACCACTACTCCGGGCACCACTGGGACGAGGGCATCCCGACCGACATCCGCGTGCAGGTGCAAGCGGAGATGGCCGTCGCCGGAACCTCCCGTGCCGCTGTCGTCGTGTGGATCGGCGGTCGCGAGTTCCGCCTGTTCTGGGAGCCCCGCGACGACCGCTTCATCAACGAGCACCTCGTCCCCTCAGTCGAGGCGTTCTGGGAGGGGAACGTGCGCGCTGGCATCCCCCCGATGCCGTCGACCATCGCCGAGCTGAACGAGGTCCCCGTCGACGCGGGCACGTCGCTCGAGGCCGACGAGACGGTCATGGAGGCGATCGAGCGCCGCGCGATCCTCCTCGCCGACATGCAGGCGCAGAAGGCCGAAGCCGACGCCCTGCAGGTCGCGATCGGACAGTGGCTCGGCGGAGCCGACACCGTCACCCGCAACGGGAAGAACGTCCTCACCTACCGCTACCAGAAGGGGCGCATGGGACTCGACACGTCCGCGCTCCGCCAGGTGCACCCCGACATCGTCCGCGAGTTCACCACCCAGGGCCAGCCGTACCGGGTGATGCGCACCAACCTCAAGGAGAAGAAGTGACCGACCTCTCTACCGCCGCGGCCGCGGCGAAGCAGAACCCGACCATGAAGGACCTCGTCGAGGCGCAGCTGCCGGCGATCGAGCGTCAGCTCGGCGGCGCGATGAACAGCGAAGCCTTCGTCCGCGCCGTGCTGTCGGAGATCACGAAGTCGCCGCAGCTCATGCAGGCCGACCCCAAGACCCTCCTCGGCGGCGTCATGCTCGCCGCGCAGCTGCGCCTCGAGATCGGGTCCGGGCTGGGCGAGTTCTACCTCACCCCGCGGAAGGACCGCGGGCAGCAGATCTGCCTCCCGATCATCGGCTACCAGGGCCTGATCAAGCTCGCCCTCCGTTCGGAGTTCGTGATGAACGTTCAGGCGTTCCTCGTCCGCCGCGGGGACCAGTTCACGTACGGCGCGAACGCCGAGCGCGGCATGTTCTACGACTGGGTGCCGCAGGACTTCGAGGAGACCCGCGACTGGATCGGCGTCGTCGCCACCGCGCGCATGCGCTCCGGCGGGACGACGTGGGTGTACCTCACCCGCACGCAGGTCATGGACCGCCGCCCGTCGTACTGGGCGTCGACGCCGTGGAAGACGAACGAGGACGAGATGGTCAAGAAGACCGCCGTCCGCGCGCTGGCGAAGTACCTCCCGAAGTCGACCGACCTAGGCCGTGCGCTCGAGGCTGACGAGGCGAAGGTGCAGACTCTCCGCGGTCTCGACGAGGTCGAGGTCACCCGCATCGACGACGAGCCCGAGACGGTCATCGTCAACGAGAACACGTCCGCCAACTGGAACACCGCCGAGGTGCCCGAATGAGCGCGGTCGAACTGCCCGGGCCGCGCGCCGTGCTCGCCGAGCTGAGGGAGCTTCACGCCGACGGCTGGTGCGCCTGCCGTTCCGCAACTCTCCCCGCGCGCATCGAAGCCGCGCTGGATGCGCTCATCACTGCCGCCGAAACCGCGCCGGACTGGCGCGTGCTCGGCGGCCTCGTCCCCGGCGTCGTCAACGCTGAATGGCTGCGCGACGGGGACCGGGTCCGACTGAACGCGATCGACGGCACCGTGCACCTGCACGACGTGTCGCGCCGTGACGGCCTGGCGCGCTTCGTGTTCGTCACGGAGACCGGCGGCCAGGTCAGGGTCGAGCGCGCCCTCGACTCCGAGGTGCTCGTGCTCGCCGCTGCGACGGGAGCCGACCAGTGAGCCAGCGAGGCGTCGTGATCGACGTGCTCGGCATCCCGGCCCCGCAGGGCTCGAAGCGCGCGTTCATCGTCGGCAACCGCGCGGTCATCACCGAAGACTCGAAGAGGACCGCCCCGTGGCGCGACAGCGTCTCGGCGGCGGGCGTAGCCGCAATGGCGGGTGCCGCCGCATTCGACGGGCCGCTGCGCGTCACCATCGAGTTCCGGATGCCCCGCCCCCGCTCGGTGAAGCGCGCGCACCCGTCAGTCAAGCCCGACGTCGACAAGCTCGCCCGCGCAGTCCTCGACAGCCTCTCGGCGGCCGCGGTCATCGTCGACGACGCGCGGATCGTGTCGCTCACGGCCGAGAAGGTCTACGCCGAGGTTCCCGGCGCGACGATCCGCGTGACGGAGGTGACCGGATGACCACCGTCAACACACCGGAGCGCACGTCGCTCGACGCGCGCGCGGAGCAGATCCTGCGGGACCTCGCCGAGCACGCTGACGACACCATCCCCTGCGACATGAAGGACGAACGCGTCGCGACGTGGCGGATCACCCTCCGCTGCTGCTCGATCGACGGGATGCTCTGCCAGCAGCACCGCGACCACGTGCGCGACAGCGTCGTGAACGCTCACCCGCGCGCGTTCATCCAGTGCATGCACTGCGGTCACCGCTTCCCGCCCCTTACCCCCTACTTCGACGTCTACCGAGAGGTACAGCTGTGAACGCTCAGACCGGCTACGCGCGCCCCGTGGTCGCCTGGAACGGCCTCACCGTCACCGACCTGTTCTGTGGCGCCGGCGGATCGTCGTCGGGTCTCGTCGAGGCGGGCTACCGTGTCGTCATCGCGGCCAATCACTGGGCGCTCGCGATCGAGTCGCACCAGATCAACCACCCCGACACGGATCACTCGCAGGCCGACATCTCACAGGTGAACCCGGCGTACTTCCCGCGCACGCACGTGCTGTGGGGGTCGCCGGAGTGCACGAACCACTCGATCGCGAAGGGCGTGAAGCGCCAGCGTCAGCAGGACCAGGCGCTGTTCGAGCTGGACGGCACCCGCCCGCTCGCCGACGAGGCCGCGAACCGCTCGCGCGCGACGATGTGGGACGTTCCCCGTTTCGCCGAGCACCACCGGTACATGGCGATCATCCTCGAGAACGTCGTCGACGCGTACCGGTGGGACCAGTTCGAGGCGTGGCAGATGGCGATGCGTGCCCTCGGCTACCGGATGCAGATCGTGTGGCTGAACAGCATGCACGCGCAGATCGGCGGGCTCCCGGCGCCGCAGTCCCGCGACCGCATGTACATCGTGATGTGGCGCGAGGACCTGGTGTCGAAGGACCGCCCCGGCCCCGACGTCGGGAAGTGGACGCGGCCGATGGCAGTGTGCCCCGAGCACGGCGAGGTGCAGGCCGTCCAGGCGTTCAAGAAGGCCGAGCAGTGGGGCCGCTACCGCGCGCAGTACGTCTACCGATGCCCGGCGTGCTGGCTCCCAATCGAGCCGGGGTGGCTGGCCGCCGAGTCAATCATCGACTGGTCGCTGCCCGCGCCGCGCATCGGCGACCGCACGAAGCCGCTCGCCGAGAAGACGCGCGAGCGCATCCGCCGCGGCATCGAACGCCACTGGGCGCCGATCATCGCGAAGGCCGCCGGCAACACCTACGACGGCGTCACCACCGGGTCGGGCTACCTCCGCGTCAGCGAGCTCGACGCACCGATCCCGGCACAGACGGGCACCGCCGAGCACGGTCTCGCGATCCCGCCGCTCTTCGTCAACCACGTCAGCGGCGCCGACGAGTCTCGGTCACAGCCGATCTCGCGCGAGCTGCCCTCGATCGTCGCGGGCGGCACGCACGCCTCGCTGCTCATCCCCGTTGAGGGGCGGGACGGAAAGAGCGCGGTATCCGCCGCCGACCCACTACGCACGCAGTCGACGCGCAACGAGACCGGGCTGCTGGTCCCGTACTACTCGAAGGGCACCTCGCGGCCGACCACCGACCCGATGGGCACTGTCACGACGGTCGACAGCGCCGGACTCGTCATCCCGCTGCGAAACCACGGCGTCGCGAAGCCGACGTCGCAGCCGATCGACACGGTCAGCGCGGAGGGCAACCACCACGCGCTCGTGATGCGGAACAACACCGCACGAGGCGACAGCGGTCAGATGTCGACTCCCGTGCACGAACCGCTGCGCGCGCTGACGACGGCCGGCCATCAGTCGCTCATCGAAGCGGGCGTGCCGATCAGCCTGGACGTCGACGACGCCGGGTTCCGCATGCTCGAGCCCCACGAGATCCAGCTCGGCATGGGCTTCGCCGCCGACTACCACCTCGTCGGGTCGAAGCGGGACAAGGTCAAGCAGGCCGGGAACGCCGTCACCCCGCCCGCCGCGCGCGACCTCGGCCACGCCGTCGCGGAGTTCCTCCTGGCGGTGCATTCGTGAACTGGGCGCCCGACACCCTCCCCCGGGTCCGCCGCGCGTGCGGCGCCTGCCCGGGATGCCACCCCGGCCGCCAGTTCGGCGGCGACGAGTCTTGCCGCCGCTCCACCTGCCCCTGCCACGAAGGAGACACCGTGTCCGATCGACGCGTCCCCCGCCGCCAGCTCGAAGCGCTGTCCCAGCGCGACGGGTTCGTTTGCGTGTGGACGGCGACCACGGGCGACCGTCTCGTCCCTCAGCACCGTCAGGGCGGCATGGGCGGGCGGCCGGATAAGCACCGCACCGAGAACCTGCTGTGGCTCGACTCGCTGCTGAACGGGTTCATCGAGGCAGACACCGACCTCGCGGAGATCGCGAAGGCGTACGGCATCAAGGTCCCGATCTGGGTGCCCGACGTCGCCGCGGTGCCGGTGTTCTTCGCGCACGAGCACGCCCGGTTCCTCCTCGAGGGCGACGGGCGCCGCGAGATCAGCGCGGTCGAGGCCCTCGACCGGATGCACCAGATCTACGGGGACGAGTGCTTCGTGTGGAAGGCGCGCGCGGACCAGTCGCCCCAGGCCGCGTTGCTCGCGCTCAGGGGGCGGTGATGGCGTGGTTCAAGGTCGATGACCACTTCTGGTCGCACCCCAAGACCGCGGCCCTCAGCGACGCCGCGACGGCGTTATGGCTGCGCGCCGGATCGTGGTCGGCGGGGCACCTCACCGATGGCCGGGTGCCGGTGTCGATGCTGCGTTTCTTCCGCGCGCGCCGCCGCTCAGCCGACGAACTGATCACCGCGGGCCTCTGGTCACTCGACGGTGAGGCGTTCGTGTTCCACGCGTGGGCCGATTACCAGCCCTCGAAGGAACAGGTAGAAGCCAAGCGTGAGGCCACCCGTTCCCGCGTAAATGCGTGGCGAGAGCGGCAGAGTAACGGTGCTACAAACACGTCTCCGGACGACGAACGTAACGCTCCCCCCGACCCGACCCGGCCCGACCCGACCCCTCTCTCTACCTCTGACGAGGTAGAGAGCAGGCCGCGCAAGCGCGCCACACGCATCCCCGAGCCGTTCATCCTCACCGCTGAAATGCGATCCGAGATGCGCGCCGACTGCCCCGGCCTCAACGTCGACCACGCGACGAAGCAGTTCGTCGACTACTGGCGCGCGGCGTCCGGGCGCACTGCCACCAAGAAGGACTGGATCGCCGCCTGGCGGTTCTGGATGCGCCGCGACGCCGAGCGCCTTCCAAAGCCCGACCGGCCCCGACCGCTCACCCGCACAGAGCAGAACCTCACCATCGTCGCCGAACTCGAGGCGCGCGAAACCGCCGCCCAGAAGGGACTCACCGCATGAACATCTCCGAAGCAGCGAAGCTGCTCACCATCGCGTCCGGTTTCGACCGACGTCAGGTCGACGAGCTCACCGCGACAGCTTGGGCCTCCGCCCTCGAGGGCCACACGTACGCCGAATGCGAGCGCGCCATCATCGCTCACCACCGCGACCCGGCGACGCGTACGACCTACCTGACCGTCGGTCACGTCCTCGACCGTGTCGAGCAGGGCATGCGCACGAGCACCGCCGACGTCGAGACGGACGTCCGCGCAGCGAGGGCCCGCGGCATCGTCCCGGCGGACTGGCCGCGCCGGCAGCCGCTCGAGCCGGAGGCCGCGTACCGGCTGCAGGCGGCGCGGGAGCGGGATCGTCAGGAGTCCATCCGTCACACGACCGGCGCGATCGAGGCCGGCGCATGACCGTCTCGGTGAACTTCGCGGATCAGGCGTGGGCGCGTCTCGCAAAGCTGGCCGACGGTATCGGCATCACGGTCCCCGAGCTGCTCGAGGATGCCGCGCAACGCCTCCTCGTCGGCACGTCACGATTCGCGAAGGACCAGCCCCGCCGAGCGGAGCAGCTCGCCCGGACCCGAGCCGTGCACAAGCAGATGCTCACGTCGCAGATCATTCGGCTCCGTGCGCACGGCCGCACGGTCATGCAGATCGCGGACGCCGTCGGCTACTCGTCGTCGTACGTGTCGAAGATTCTCTGCGAGAACGGCGCCCGCACCCACAAGACCCACACCGAAAGGACAGCAGCATGAGCAAGCGAGACACCCGACCGATCGAGGTCGGCGACCGGTTCGAGACCCGCGACGGGCGCGATGGCGGGAAGGTCGTCGAGGTCGTGGACGCGGCGCGCAACGCCCTCGGCGCGATCCGCTACTTGATCCGCACCGAGGTCCACCCTCGCAACCCGTCGGCTGTGGGCCGCGCCGTTCGCGTGCAGGAGAGCACCCTCCGGGGTACGTACAAGCGGGTGAGCCGCTGATGGCCGGCGAGACGATCATCAGCGTCGTGGGCAACCTGACCGCTGACCCCGAGCTGCGGTACACGCAGAACGGGCTCCCCGTTGCGAACTTCACGATCGCGAGCACCCCGCGCACGTTCGACCGTCAGGCGAACGAGTGGAAGGACGGCGAGGCGCTGTTCCTGCGTTCGTCGGTGTGGCGCGAGTTCGCTGAGCACGTCGCCGGTTCGCTGACGAAGGGCTCCCGTGTCATCGCGATGGGGCGGCTGAAGCAGCAGAGCTACCAGGACAAGGAGGGCAACAACCGCACATCGATCGTCCTTGAGGTCGACGAGATCGGCCCGTCGCTGCGGTACGCGACGGCGCAGGTGACGCGCGTCACGGGCGGCACGGGCGCGGCTGGCGGCCGATCGGGTGCCGCGGCGGGTGACGAGACCTGGGCGACGCCGGGAGCGGCTCAGGGGGGCGCTGCGGACACGTGGGGAGGTGGCGGTCATGGAGATGACACCCCGTTCTGAGCCCCTTTGCCCGGAATGCCGGGATGGGAAGTGCCGCAACTGCACGGAGCAGGCGATGACCGAAGCCGACGAACTGGTGCCCTGCGGGTGCCCCAACCACGAGAGGAGCGCGGTATGACGCTTGTCTGCGCCACGAACGACGGCCTCCCCGGCATCCGCGCGTGCACGACGCTCGGGGAGCACCGCGTCACCTGCCCCGACCACCCCGGCTGGGCCGAGAAGACCCGCCCCGGCACCTGCCGCGGCTGTCTCCCCCTCGCGGCCGAGGTCGGTTCCCTCTGCGGCCACTGCTGGGAGCTCGTCGAGACCGCCTACCCCCAGTGGGCACGGTTCCGGGAGCTGCTCGCCGCGACCGACGGGCGCGCCGTCTCCCCCACCCCGGGGGGCGGCGGGTCCGCGGCGACGGGGTACTCGAACCTCGCGCTCGCGTTCCTCGCCGTCGACGAGTGCGAACGGCACCTCGCCACCCGCGAGGACCGCACCCTGCTCATGTGGGTGAACACGCCCGCCAGCGCCGCGCATGCGATCCAGTTCGCTCACGCCGCGCTGAACGCGTACCGAACGCTCGAGGTCGAGGAACGCGCGCAGACGGCACCCCCGCCCGCCCGGTGCCCCGAGTGTGGTCTGCTCACGGCGACACGGAACCGGGAGCGCGTTGTCGGGGCGTTCACCGTCGTCGAGTGCCAGCACTGCGGGCACCGCCTCGACAAGATCCGCACGGGCCCCGCGTCGTGGGGCGGGTCCACCGCGTGCGAAAGCACCGACGGCCTCACCCACCTCGACTGCCCGAACGTCGACTGCGCCTGCGACTGCCACCACTACGGCCGCAAGTCGCAGCCGACCGGCATCCCCGCCCTGTGGGACGCGGACCTCGCCACCGCCGCCCCCGGCTCCGCACCACGCGACGCCTGGACCATCGAAAACGCCCACACGATCAGCCGATACGTCTGCCATGCAGCGAAGGGACTCGCATGAACACTGGATCCGACTACGCGCCCAAGATTCCCGACTGGGTGACGGTCAAGGTAGCCGCCGCCCTTATTGGTAAAGCGCCGCGAACGATATACGAATGGATCGAGAACGACCGCCTCGCGTGCCGCCGTAACGGCGACGGCGTGCTAGAGGTCCTGTCCAAGGCCGTTGTCCGGATTGAGCCTACCGTCAGGCGAGGTCGCCCTAGGGGGACGCCAACCCGAAGGTGAGGCGACCGGTAACCTGGCCCGATGAGTCTCCCTCAGTCCGGTACGCGCGTGGGAACGTGGGTACTGAAAGCTCACCAAAAATTGCCGGACGACCTGACACTCGCTGAGTTTTCGGACCTGGTGGGAGCAGTTGAAAGCCTGTGTGCAAGTTCCGGTGCACGGCGCGCGAGCGTGCTTCGAGTGCAATACGGCTCCGACTTCCTGTTGGTAGTTTCCATTGCGGGGTCCGCAGCCGCCGTGCTGGTATCTATCTCTGTTGTCGTCAAGAACTTGGCCGAGTCGCGAAAGAGCGCTGCGGAGGCACGAAAATTGACTTCGGAAGCAAAAGCCGCGGAGGAACGAGCCACGCGCGCACGTGAGGCCTGGCAACAGCATCAGAACGAATCGAAAGCCCGGGCGGATGCCACCGCCGAGATGGCCGGCACCGTCAGACGACTTCAGGCACTTGCGTTGGAATTCCAAGTTTCCGCGCGCGACGCCAGAGTTGCCGCGGATGCCGCGGAAAGGGTGATTCGACGATCGGATCTAGATTACGAAGGGCGTCAGGCTCATCCTCCGAACCCGGATCATTTCGAGATTGCTTCGCTTCTCGCAGAAAAACTGAAGGACTCCGAGCCACGCCTCGCCAACAGGCTAAAACGGCGGTCGATCATCACACCGACCAACGCGATTGACTCGAAGATTGAACGTCTCATCGAGGCTGTCGATCAGCTAGCGTCCTTCGACGTGGAGTTGGACGTCGAAGATTGGGGATAGCGGTATCTGTAAAATACGCAATATCCGCAAACCCTGCAGGATAGAACGTAGATGGTGGAGCACTCCGCCCACGACGAGGCCCCGGCCTGAAACATGTGAATGCCGGGGCTTCGTGCCTCATGAACTTACGTTCTAGGTTCGACTTCCTTCGCTCGCCTGGATGCACGTAGCTCCACGAGGTGCCGGTCACCGGCGGGGGTCAGTGTCCAGTAGGTCTCCTTGTCCGCGACGCCCCGCTTTCGGACGCTCATAGTCATCAAACGCAACGCTCTCAGCTGGATAATCACGGACTGCCAGTCATCCTCGTTCACGGAAAGAGCGAGCTCGGAGATGTGGCGCGGAAGTTCGTCGACCTGCGTCAACAGCCAGCTATCGAGCCGGTTGCGCAAGCCGTTACTCGATGCTTCGTCAATCATGAGCGGACCGAGGGCACCAAACACTCCGTCCCAATTGACTGAGACCGATCCCTCCCAACGGGTCTCATCGGCCCAATGCTGCGCGAACATCTGGAATCGTAGTTCTACCTCGTCGGAGCCCTGAGAGTACGAAGGGTCCGACTGTTCCGACTGGACCGCGTCAACGGCGGCGCTGCGTTCCATGTCGGCAAGACTCGCGCGGAGGTTGGCGATCTCGGCGCGAGTCGCGTCCGTCATGGCGTTCTCACCGCGCACCCATCCGGGTTGAGGATGCTTCTTCATCAGAGCGACCAAGCTACGCGACACTGCCCCGCCGAGAGACGCTGGGTCTGTGAACGTTTTGACGACTCGCTTCTTGACCTTTTCTCTGAACGCGTCGAGACGTTCCGCCGCGGCAGGGTCGAGTTCGGTCTTGCTGGCGGGGATGTCTCCAGGGGAGGCGTGGACGAATCCAGCAACGGGCTTCCCGCGTTCGACGGCATAGTCGAACTCCTTCTCTGTGTAGCTGATCCCTTCCGCCGTCACGCTGCCGTACCGGCCACCCACGATGACGACGTAGTAGTCGCTTTCATCGATCACGGTTTTGATCAACTCCCACTGGTCCTCGTTCGCAGCGGGGAACATCTCCATACCAGCGGGGATACAGCTCAGCTCTAAGAGGGCCTGCATTACCTCCCGCCGCTCCTCAACAAGGTCTACGTACGTTGAACTGACAAACACCTGATGCTTCACGTCCACGCGCTCAGCCTTCCAGAAGTTCTGGAGTGAACGCGCACAACGCGTAGGGCAAGAGGCCCGCGAAGAGGTGACACCCATGGCGATCAGCGACACCCAACGCGAACAGGTGCTCAAGCTCCACGCCCAAGGCCACCCCCGGAACGAAATCGCCCGCCTCACCGGAGTCAGCGCCGGGTCCGTCACCAACATCTGCCGAGACGCCGGCCTGTCCTTTGACCGGTCAGCGACGAAACAGGCATCTGAGGCTCGGACGGTGGACCTCGCGGCTGGGCGTATCCGCCTGGCGGAGAAGATGCTGGCGGCGTCGGAGTCGATGCTCGACACGATCGACGACCCGTACGTCGTGTTCAACTTCGGCGGCAGCGAGAACACGTACAACGAGCACGAGCTGGAGTCGGCTCCGGTCGAGGTGAAGCGGAACATCATCACGACGGCGGGGATCACGTTCGACAAGCTGACCCGCATCGTGGAGCGCTCGGACACGGGCATCGATCAGGCGGTGGGTGTGCTGGACACGATCGCGCGTGGCTTCGAGGCTGCGGCTGATCGGCTCCGTGTGGAGACGTCACCCGATGAGGGTTGACGAGCTCGAACGTCTCGTCTCCCGTGCGCAGCTGCTGTCCCTCGTCGACGCGGCGAAGTTCAAGCTGGCCCTGTGGTTCGGTGCTGTCTCCTCCGGGAAGACGGTGATCAGCCTGTGGGCGTTCCTGCTCGCGGTGCGTGTGGCCCCGAAGACGGGGATCATCGTGATCGTCGGTCGGACGATGACGACGGTGTACCAGAACATCTTCGTGCTGTTCCAGAACACGTCGATCTTCGGGACCGTCATCGCGTCGCAGATCGTTTACACGCCCGGTGCGTCCTCGGCTCGCATCCTGGGCCGTGAGGTCATGGTCATCGGTGCGCACAACGCTGAGGCCGTCGGCCGCATCCAGGGTTCGACGGTGGCGCTCGCGTACGTCGACGAGGCCGCGCTCATGCCGGAACCGTTCTGGAACATGCTCGTCTCCCGCCTCCGCGTCGACGGCGCCCGCCTCCTCGCGACGATGAACCCCGCCTCCCGGAACCACTGGATCCGGAAGAACTGGATTGTCCCGGGCGCGGCGAAGAACCTCATCAGCTTCCACTTCACGATGCGGGATAACCCGAACCTCCCGGCGGACTACATCGCCGACATGGAGGCCAGCTTCTCCGGTGTGTTCTACGACCGGATGATCAAGGGCGAGTGGACGAACGCTGAGGGCGCTGTCTACCCGATGTGGGACCCCGCCCGTCACGTCATCCCGTTCGCGGACATGCCGCGCCTGCGGGACGTCATGGGCATCGGCATGGACTACGGCACGACGAACACGACCGCGGCGCTCATGCTCGGCGTGTCCGACGAACCGCGCCCCCGCCTGATCCTGATGGACGAGTGGCGGTACAACCCGAAGGACCACAACGACCTCCGCCTCACCGACGCCGCCCTATCCGCGAAGTTCCGGGCATGGCTCCCCCAGGATCACACCCCGTACCCGCTGACCGTGCAGCCACGGTTCCTGATGCTCGACCCGGCCGCCGCGTCGATGCACATGCAGATGCAGCAGGACCTCCGCGGCACCGGCCTCACACCGTGGCCGGCGGTGAACGAGGTGCTCCCCGGTATCCAGACGATCGCGAACGCCCTCGACGCGGGGCAGCTCGTCGTCACCGACCGGTGCACCGGGTTCACCGAAGAGGTCACCGAGTACCGGTGGGACGCGAAAGCGACTGACGCCGGTGAGGACCAGGTCGTGAAAGAGAACGACCACAGTCTCGACGCGGGCCGCTACATCGCCCACTCGACGACGAACTACTGGAAGCCGCAGCTCGCGGCCGCCTGACTCAAGACCGGACGAAGCGCGGTACCCCGACGATGATCTGGGTCGCACGAGATAGCCGCACGGGCGTAGGTGCACGAAATCGCCGCGTCTCGTCCTCCCATGAAATGCGCCACCCGAAGGGGGTCTCCTGTGCCGATCCCCGCCGAGAACACCGCGTGGCCCCCCGCACCGTGGGATGAGGCGTACAAGGCGTACGCGCTGAACGAGGCATGGCAGCTCGGCGACACCGCCGCGCTCGAGCGTCTCTACGCGTCCGACCGTCAGGCCGCCGCCACACACACCCACCGCGGGCAGGCCATGCGCGGCGGGCTCGTCGGCGCCGCGTCGAAGATGTTCTGGGGCCGCCCCGTCCCCGCGAACGAGAACCGCACCCGCATCCACGTCCCCGCCCCCGCCGACCTCGCCACGTTGTCGTCGGACCTGGTGTTCGCGGAACCGCCGGAGGTGTCCCTCGTGACCGGCGCTACCCGCAAGGGGAAGGCCCGTCTCGAACTCATCGCGAACAGCGAAGCCGCGCACGCCACCTGGAACACCATGGGCGAGCTGAAAGCTGCGCTCGGCGCGACGGTCATCACCTCCGCATGGGACGTCGACGTCGCCGATCACGTGTGGCTTGAGGTCGCCGCCGCCGACGTCGTCATCCCCGTCTTCCGCCGCGGTGTCATGGTCGAGTGCACGATGTGGACCGAGTACCGCGAGGACCGCGCTCAGGTCGTGTACCGGCACCTGGAGCACCACGAGGTCGGCGCGATCGAGCACGCCCTGTTCCGTGGGACGGAGGCGAACCTCGGCAAGCGTGTCCCGCTGCAGGACCACACCGCGACCGCCGCGTTCGCGAGCGTCGTCGACAAGGACTCCCGCATCCTCACTGGCATCGACCGTCTGACCTGCTCGTACAACCCGAACATGCCGACCCGCGCATGGCGGAAGAAGGGCGTCCTCGCGAACACGGGACGCTCCGACTACGCCGGCCTGCACGGCCTGTTCGATGCGCTCGACGAGACGTTCTCCTCGTGGATGCGTGACCTTCGTCAGGGTGCGGGACGCATCCTCGTCCCCGACTCGATGCTCGACTACCTCGGCCCCGGCATGGGTGCCGCGTTCGACATGGGCCGCGAGGTGTTCGCCGGTCTGAACTCCCCCGGGAAGCCGGGCGAGCTGATGATCGACAAGGTCCAGTTCGAGATCCGTGTCGAGCAGCACGAGCGCACCGCGTTCGCCCTGTACCGGGAGATCCTCCGCGCCGCCGGCTATTCCCAGTCCGCGTGGGGTGACTACTCCGGCGGTGGGCAGGGCGGCCAGCAGACCGCGACGGAGGTCGACGACCGGAACAAGGCGTCGGAGCGCACCCGCGACAAGAAGATCCTGTACGACCGCGCCGCGATCAGTCGTCAGGCGTCGGTCGCGCTCGAGCTCGACGGAAAGCTCTTCCCTGGGAAGGGTGGCGGCCGGTTCGAGCAGCCGACGGTGATCTTCCCCGACGTGTCGCAGGAGGATCCGGAGAAGCTCGCGCGGACCCTGTCGCTCCTGGATGCGGCCGGGGCGATCAGCCTATGGGAGAAGGTCGCTCGCGCGAACCCCGACTGGGGTGAGGACGAGATCAAGGTCGAGGTCGGCCGTATCCGTGAGGAGCGCGGCACGGTCCCCGACCCGGCAAAGTTCGACGGTGAGTCGGCCGGTGAGGTTTCTCAGGGCTGAGTCTCGTCCCACGCTTTGTTCATCCGCTGTTCGAGATCGACCGCTTGCTGCGCCCACTCCTTCTCCCATTTGCCCGTGACCGCGAACTCGGACGTCCGCTTCACGAGCTCTTTGAGGTGGTCGAAGCGAGCGGAGCGCGCAGCTTCGCCCGCCGTCATTTCGCCGTTCCCGTCGCCGTGATCTTCTTCCCAGCGGCAAAGCGCGTCGAAGCCGCTGACATTTTCGATGTCTCGCGAGAGGTAGTCCGCAAATGCGCGGTCGTGAATGAGAAGTGCTTCATCCGCTGCACCTAGGACGAGGTCATATTCAGGGGAACGTCCCTCGCGGCCCGCTGCGACGTTGTCCACGCGCAGCGTTCGCAGACGGTCCACTACACCTTCGACCAGCTTGCGACGCTCCGCCTTGTCCTGCTGACGCTTGAGAAGGCCAGCCAACCAAAAGTCCACGACGGGCTTGAGCAGGCTCATGATGCCGGTGACTGCGGCTCCCACGACGGTACCCGTCAGGAGCGCTGGCAGAAGAAGGTCCATACGCCGAACGTAGCGGGGTGGAGCTGTAAATGGCGCTGTTCAAGCCGGACCCCGACCGCTCGATCGAGGACATCGTCGAGGACCTCGGCCGCGAGATTGCCGACCGCTTCCGCGACGCGGAGGACGAAGCGATCGCCGAGGTCGCCGCCCGCGCACGGCGCGACATGGACCTCGCCGCCCGACTGCCCGAAGCGGCGGCCGGCGCGGGGCTCACCGTCGCGGAACGTCGCGAGCAGAACCGCATCCTCACCGAGCTCGCCGCCACCCGCGCGCGGGCACTCGCGGACCTTGCCCGCCTCGGCGAACGGCTCGCCGACGGTCTCCGCCCCGCCGACCTCGCCGCGCGCCTCGTCGCTCTCGCGGCGCTCGAGGGGGAAGCGGCCGCCGCTGCGTCTCTCGGGATCGGTGGCAGGGGGCTCCGGCCGGTGCCGTTCACGTCGACCGCGGCTCAGGCTGCGTCGATGGTGGCGGTGTCGCTGGAGAACCGGCTGACGAACCTGCGGGAGCGGATCACCCGGTACCCGCGGGACGCGTACCAGCGGATCGTCGCCATGATGACGCCGTCCACGCTCCTCGGCATCACGACGTCGCAGGTGCAGCAGGCGCGCATCGTGCAGCGCTTCCTCGCCGAGGGCATCACGGGCTTCGTAGATCGGTCCGGTCGCCGGTGGACGATCGGCGCGTACGCGGAGATGGCGGGCCGCACCAGCGTCGCCCGGGCGTACAACGACGCTGGCGTGTGGCGGATGCAGCAGAACGGCATCGAGCTTGGCACGATCAGCGGCGGCGCCGACGCATGTCGGAAGTGCGCACCGTGGATCGGGAAGATCGTGTCGTTCGACGGCACGACCGGCGACGTCGTCCTCCCCCACGCGACCCGCGGCGAACCGGTCACCGTCCACATCGACGGGACGCTCGCTCAGGCGCGCGCCGCAGGGTGGGGGCACCCGAACGACCGGTGCAAGGTCAACGCCTACTCCCCCGGCCTCGCGATCCCTCAGCGGGACTTCCAGTACGACAAGCAGGCCGAGCACGAACGCGCCGAGCAGCGCCGCCTCGAGCGGGAGATCCGGTCAGCGAAACGCGACCAGGCCGCCGCGATGACCGACACCGACGCGCGCCGCGCGGCTCGCGACGTCGCGAAGGCGCAGACCGAGATGCGCGGCTTCCTTGAGCAGACCGGTCGCAAGCGTGCCTCGTACCGCGAGCAGCTGCACTTCGCCGACGGCGGTCGGCAGTAGATCAAGGATTCTGGTCACTCCGTTGCTCGTAAGCACGCATGAGCGCGTCGACGCCCTTCTCTGCCCGTTCTACTTCGCGCTGGCTCACCGATCTAGACGCCCACAGAGCGACGACGGCCGTCACGACGCTCCCCACCGCGGCAGCCGCGGCAGCAGCATCCTGTGTCCAGCCGGGCAACGTAGGAGCCAACCAAACGACGAGACTGGTGAGGCCCAGGACCCCCAGCACCGTTCCTAGGACCGTCCATATGAGCCGGCGACGACCGGGGGCCGCCGTCACTCGCGCAGCTATGCGCACGGCGAGCTTGTCGCGGGCCCGAACGAGCACCTCTCTCTCGATTGACCCCTCCATGCCTGTGAGAGCTTCGTTCATCGATCGCAGCTGCTTGAGTTCGGCAAACTCGCCGCGTGTGTTCCAGAACGCCACTCCAATGGCGGTCAACGACGCAACCAACGCAACGTATAGCGGTACCCAATCCTCCATTCGCGAATGGTATCCGGCGAACCGTCTAGTCCAGAGTCAGCGCCCTTTCCCCACGCCCCGCGGCCGTCGTCGGCCCTGCACTTCGACGGCCGCGGTCCCCTCAGCGCTGTGTCGCAGAGATCTAAGCCTTCCTAGGTCTTTTAATCTTCCCGGACCGCAGCAATCTCGCCGTCCGGACGGCGCTCGACGCTATGCGGAGAACGACGGCGCCGCCGAGCAACGAGATCAAATGGCCGATAACTGACAGGACCAGCTGCAGTTGGCGTGTCCCTTCGTAGGCCTCCTGGGTCGATGGCTGGGCGTACGCAATCGTCGACTGTAGGCCGAACATGATGCCCGCGCCGATGCCCGCCACCGCCCCGACAACTGCGATCTCGATCAGCTGAATGACCAGCCAATCTCGGGTGGCCTGCCGATCCGCAGGGCCCGCGTCGACGACCTCTGCAGCCTTCTCCGAAGCTATCCGCTCACCGTGCCTATCGAGGGCGCGTTCGATAGGTCGCGCGGCAAACGTGAATAGCAACCCGATAAACGCTCCAATGAGCGCGCCTGACCAGAACGTTTCGTTCATCTTTCCCCCGTCTGCCCCAACGCGAAGACGCTACCGGGTACATACGTCGCTCACCGCAGGGGTGAAGCGAACCCACGAGCAGGAGGCTCACGAATGCCCACCACCCGCACCCTGGGCCCGCAGTTCCGGCCCGCGTTCGACCGCCCCTTCCTGCGGTACTTCGACGGCGAGAACGGCGCCCCCGGCGGCACCCTGCCCGCTGCGCCCGCCGAGCAGACGCCTCCCGCCGTTCATCTTTCCCCCGTCTGCCCCAACGCGAAGACGCTACCGGGTACATACGTCGCTCACCGCAGGGGTGAAGCGAACCCACGAGCAGGAGGCTCACGAATGCCCACCACCCGCACCCTGGGCC